TAGTTGAAAAGGTTTTATTATATTTAATATTTTTTAAATTTCTTGTAATAATTGTTTTTAACATTATTTATATATATATAAATAAATTATAATTTATTTATATTTATTTATGATATAAACTTCTTATTAAAGTACTTGATATATTATGTGTTCTAGGTAAGAAATATATTGGCATTATAGATTCTATATATTCTCTACTTGGAAATTTTAACATATCTTCACCACGAACATAACAACAATTATTTTTTTCTATATCTTTATTTGATACCATAGATTTAATATATAATGTAGGATTTATTGCTGGTATTACATAAATTTGATCTACATATTCTTTTATATTCTTAATTCTAATTTCTAATGTATCAATTGGATATTTGTTTTTAAGTTTAAAATAACTTTCATCATCATGTATACCAACTATAATATATGTTCCAAAATTACATAAAGTTTTTAATAAATTTATATGTCCTTGATGAAATAAATCAAAACATCCAATAGTATATACTTTTTCTTTTTTTAATTCTTCTTTATTTAATGGTTTTGCTATATTATTCAATATATTCATATATTTATTATTTAAATTAATAAATATTTTAGTATACTGTTTATTAGTAACAATATAATCAGTTTCTAATAAATTTCTATATTTATTTTCTTTTTCTTCTATTACTAAATTTAATATATTAATTTTTTCTAATGAAGTTCTAAAATTAATAAAAAATATATTTATTAAATCTTGTATTAAATTTATTTGATTATTAATAAATTCAATAATTAATACTAATTCTTCATTGTGTTCATCTATTTTTTTTTTATAATTTATATATTCTATAACATTATCTAATTTATTTTCAGTTTTCATTACTAAATCACCCATATTAACTAAATTATATTCTTGTTTTTTTAAATTAATAAATTTTAATAAATTATTTTGTTGTTTTAATAATAAATTATTAAAATCATTATATTGATCTTTTTCGTCTGGAATTTTATATAATATATTGGTATTAATTATATCTATTAATTTATCATAATCTATTTTATATTTTTCCATATTTATCTTATTATTGTTAACCATTTTTTATTATATATATAACTAATAATAATAAATATAAATTTAAATAATTATAATTATATTTATTTACATTTAAATTGTTTATAATTATATGTTGGTAATAATGGCTCATTTATATTTATATTAGTTTTATCAAACTTAAATAATGGTAGTTTACTATACCAACTAACTGCTTTATTATCCCAATCTGGATATGTTCTATGTAAATAATTAATATATACATTTGGGCCATTTAATATTAATGGCCCAAACATATATTGTTTTAAAGGAAATAACTCATTGGGATAAAACCACTGAGTAGGATATTTTTTATTATATGGATATGAAAATTGATATCTATTATCTACATATTCTAATAAAAATATATCAAGAATAATTTTAGTATTTATATACTTTACTTTAATTATATTATTAGACCAATTTAAATAACATTCAATACCTGTATCTTTTAATTCATCATTTAACATTTTTAATACTTCTGTTAGTTTAACATCTATTACTGCAATATCAGCATCATGATCCCATGGTATTAATCCATTATGTCTAACTGAACCCAATAAAGTACCACCCATCATTGTATATGGTATATTATACTTATTTAATTTACATATTATATTTTGTAATAATTTATGTATAATATTAGCATGATCATCAGTTTTTATAATAAATATATTTAATGATAATTTATATAGAACAAATATTATTAATATAACTATTAATGATAATATCATAACAATACAATTATTTTTAATATTTAAAAGCATTATTAATTATATTACTATAATATTGTATATATTTTTTTATTCAAAAAAAATATAAAAAATAAAATTTTTTGACTATACTTTTCTATAATATTTTTTTATAATAATTTATTCATTTATTGGTACAATAATATTTTTTCCATAACTTATTTTATCATTTTCTTCTATATTTTTTATTATTTCATTTGCTTTTTTTACTTGATTTTTTATTATTATATTTTTTCCTATATCTCTCCATCTTTGTTTTTCTTCACTAATATTTTCTATATTATCTAAGTTAGTGTTATTATTTTTTTGCATTAAGTCTACAATACCTTGTAATTTATGTTCTTCATCAAATGCATGTTGAATATTATTTTTATTTTGTTCTACCACTACATTATATGTAATAAATATTATTATAAATTGTACAATAGATGTTAAAATTTTAGACCATGATTTTACTGGTGAAATATCACCATAACCTATTGTAGAAAATGTAGTAGTTGAATAATATATTGCATCTACTATTTTATCATACAATTCTGCATTTTTGTCATTATTAAATCCATCTGTAGTTAGAAAAAGTACTATACATAATATAGTAAATATAACATACCAAAATAATATTACTATAAATGCTTTTAATATTGGTTTTCCAAATATTTCATAATCTCTTAGAAATTTCATAGTTTTTATAATATTATATATAATAAAAAATTGATATATTAATATTAAATATAATAATAATAATAAAATAATAATGGATACAAATTTTTTAAAAATAAATAAATTTAAAAAAATTACTGTATTATGTCCTAAATGTAGAGTATTACAAATTGAATATCCTCAATTTTCTTATATGATTTGTAATATGTGTTATTCTATTAATTATAAGATTTCTATGAAACATAAAAAAAATTATTATAATTTAATTGATGATAAGTATAAAAATGATTAAATTATAAAAAAATTGATTATTTTTTTATTAATTTATTATAAGTATATAAAATAACGATTTATAATAATAAATGTTTAATACTATCTATAACTACTTATTTTCTAATTATATTTCAAAAGAAGAACAAGAAATTCAATGGATATTACAAAATCCACAACATATTCACTTTATATTAAATTCAAAATTATACTTTTTAACAACAGTGTTTCCTCAATTTCAACATATTTTAGAATTAAATAAAACAATAATAGAACAATCAAAAGAAAGATTTGTTTGTAAATCATTCGTTCTAAAAGAAAAGTGCAAATTTGGTTTAAAATGTATGTTTTTACATACGAAGGATATAAATGTTATAAAATTAACACCTTGTAAGTTCTTAGATAATTGTAGAAGAACTAATTGTCCATATGGTCATGAAGAATTTCCTGATAATTCTATTAATGACAATTGTTGTAATATATGTTTATCAGATATTTACAAAATGAATAAACGTTTTGGTTTATTATTGGAATGTGATCACAAATTTTGTGTACAATGTCTTAGACAACATCGTCAAAATATTCAGTCATATCCTGATCAAAAACAACGTTTATCTTGTCCAACTTGTAGAGTATTCTCTAATAACTACTTTTCTTCAAAAGTATTTCTTTCTGGTACAAAAAAAAAGAAAGAGTATCAAGAATATATATACAGATGTTCGAAAATACCTTGTAAATTTAGTAATACTTATGTATGTCCACGGTCATGGAATTGTCATTTTAAACATATTGATTCTTGATAAAAAAATAACATTTATTTTTTTATAAAAAAAAAAATAAAAATATTTTCTATTTTAAAAAATCGCTTGTTGTTTTTTATAGTATTAAGTTATTTTGGCTTTAGCTTGTGGTTAGTTAATTCGCATGTGGTTATATAATTAATTTATCGTAATTAATTAAACGCATATAGAGTAATTATTCTATATGTGGATAGTATTAACATACTATCACAATTATATTAATATAAAAATCAATTTTTTTATTTTTGTATTACTATATATGGTATATTTAAATAATTATATTCAATTTTTGGAGTTTTATGTTCTTCCTTTGCTCTAATATATTGCATAAATACAGGACCTAAATATACATTAATTCCACTAAATATATGCCACCATGCATGTAACTGTAAATTAAAAGGTAGTTTATTAATTAAATCACAATAATGATAATCAATTAACCAACATAATGTTCCAAGTATAATTGTAGAAAAATATAGTTTAATTATATTTTTTAATTTATCATTATTAATAATTTTTTTATAATATTTATATAATCTATATGCTGTTAATGCTACTAATATACTAAATGTGAATTGAAATATTGTTACAAAACTATATTTAATATGTAATATACTATATAATATACATATCTTTATTAAAAATATGTATAAATATTTTTGTAATATTATATATTTAAACCATTCTTTTTTATAAATAATATATATCCAAATTATTATACCAATCATCATTGGTATTTCATCTAATTGTTGTTCTGCATATCTTAATGTACTATGGAACATTGCTGATCCAATACCTACAAATACTATTGATAAATATTGTATTGTAAAAATATAACTAAAATTATTATTAATTGTATTTTTTATACCATATAATGCTAATATTATTATAATTATATTACTTATAGTATTCCAAAATTCTGCTATATAAATTGTAACTTCATAGTTTTTTTCACAAAAATCTATTAATGCTGTTTGTATACCCCAATAATTCATAAATTATATTAAAGATATAATTTATATTTAAAAATATAATATATCTTTAATATAATAAATATTTATATTAAATAAAAAAAATGGATAGAAAATTATTGTTTATTTATATCTTTCAATATATGTCATTTGGTATTTCTATTTCTGGTCTTATAATGTTATTTACTATTTTACACAATAAGGTACATGATGATGCATTACATATTATTATGGGACTATTTCTATTAGTTACTGGTATTTTTAATACATGGTTAGCTTTTAAATTAAAAAAAGCTCATATGAATAAATTAGTTTATATGAATGGTATCCATACACCAATGTCTTAAATATAAAAAAAATTGAATTTTTATTTTTTTTTATTATAATATTAAATATGTCTAAATGTATTCAATCTAAATGTAATAAATATGCTTATTATAATTATATTAATGATAAAAAAAGATTATATTGTAAAGAACATAAATTAGAAAATATGGTAAATATTTCTAGAAATTTATGTATTAGTAAAAATTGTACAAATTATGCATATTATGGATTTGAAAATATAAAAGGAAAAAAATATTGTAATAATCATAAATTAAAAAATATGGTATCTTATTCAAAAAAAAGAAAATTAAATGGTAATATTAAGCAGAATATTAATTATAATTTTAATATTGATAAATTAAATTTTAATGATAATTTAAGTGTTATTGATTATTATATTAATGATAATTTAAATTTTAATGAATTAAATTATGATGAATCTTATATTAATAATTTTTACTTAAATCATAATATAAGTTAAAGTTAATTTAATTTTATTTTTTATTTTTCTTAAATATTTTTTATATAAAAATAATATTATATAAAATAAAAATATAAATAAACATATATATTGTATAAATTTATTCCAATTATTATTAAAATAGGTATTTCTTGATAAATGACCTAAGAAAAATATTATTATAGATCGACACATATATGTATTTATTATTGGTATATTTGTTACTATATTAAAATGCTTTGTATAATTATTATATATATCAGAAATACTTAATAAAGTTGCAAATAATATTACATATAATCCTATAAATATTGATGTATAATTACCAAATAATATGATTCCTATCCCTTGAATAATAATAAATATACATGATAATTTAAATATTATATAAATTATTTTTTTTAATAATTTATATATTTTTACTATTAATAAATTATGATATATTTCTTTATAAATTTCATTATTTTTTTTATTTATTTCTGTATTTATTATTATATTTTCATTTAAATTATTATTCATATTATTTATTATATAATAAATATATTATAATATAATAATTAATTAAAATTTATGGATAATAATAATATTAATGAATGTTCAATATGTTTAGAATATTTAAATGATAATATTATTGTAACGGAATGTAATCATATTTATCATACTAAATGTTTATATTCTTGGTTTTTTAGACATTATGACTGTCCAGAATGTAGAACAAAATTAATATTTCCAAATAAAAAATATTATTGTGCATTTTGTGATAAATATTTTTATAGATCTAATAAAAAATATCATAAATTATGTGATAAATGTAATAAATGTATTAGTTGTTTTAATAATAATGAACATCAATTTTGTATAAAGTGTAATGATTGTTTTAGTGAATCACATATATTTCATAAAATATTAAACTTCTTTAATATTTAATTAACTACCATTATCTATATATTTTATATTAGGAAAATTTCTAATATTAATTTTTATTTTTGTATTAATACAAAATAATGTTTTTAAATTAATATAAGTATCTGGTATTTCTGTAATATTTGTTCCATTACAAAATATAACTTGTAATCTAACTAGTTCTCTTGGTAATAATTCTATATTACAATTTCCACACCATAAAGTATTTAATCTTAAAAATTCAGGTGGTATTCTAGTTATTTTTGTATTACTACATTCTAATACTTTTAATTTACTATATTCTCTAGGAATAGTAGTTATATTATTATTACTATTACAATATAATTCTTCTATATAATTCATTTCAATTGGTAATTCCATAACATTATTACATAATGTTATCTTTCTTAATCTATTTATATTTTTACCATCACATATATTACACATAATTTATATAATTATATTAATATAGTTATTTATATTTTTAATTATTAATTATTAATTATTAATTTTTAATTATTAATTTTTATACTATATGCATATCATCTAATTTTTCTATTAATTTTGAATAATCATTTAATATATTATGATAATTAGTAATAATTAATTTATATTCATTCATAATTAATTTATAATTATCTATTTGTTTTGTATAATTATCTAATTCATATTTATCTATATTACATATATCATATTTTGTAATATATTCTCTACATGATTCTAGTTCATGTTTTTTTTTTATTGATTTATAATGATATTTATTTATTTTATATTTTATATCATCGATTAAATATTCAATATGCTTTATTTTATATCTATTAACTTCTTCTTTATAATCATTTAATAAACTATATTTTTTACATAAAGGACATATATATTTATTATTTGAATTATATTTGATATATTCTTCTATACATGTTTTATGAAATATATGCTCACAGTATAATGTCTTCTTATCTTTAAATAATAATATTTCATCTTGACATATTATACATTTTTCTTTAGTCATAATATATATATTATTAATTAAAAAAAAATATTAATTAATAATAAATTAATTATTTATAAATAATTAATTTGTTTATTAAGCTTAGTTAATTCATTATTAAATTGTGATATTGGTATATGTGCATGTGTAAGCCATCCTTTTTTTATTGTTGATAATTTATCTATATATTGTTTTTTAATACTTTCTGGCATATCTTTTGGAAATACCAATCCTAAATTATCTTTTTTCCCAATCCCTCTATATACTGTTTCTTTTGATATACATGTCATACCATGTAATATTGATGTACCAATACCTACTATAGCAAATATTACCATACCCCATAATCCAATTGGTAATGCACTATCTGCAAAGAAATAACTATCTGATGATGGATAAATATCAAAATATACTGGAATTATATATAATAATATTAATATTATAAATGTAATTTTACATTTAATTGTATATAATAGTTTTTTTATTCCAGTTTCTACTATAGCAGACATTATATATTAATTATATATAATATAATAAAAAAAATTATTTAATAAATTATTTAATAAATAATAGTTTTTTATTCCAGTTTCTATTATATTAGATATTATTATATTAATTATATATAATCAATCCATTCATTTATTATATTATCTAATTCATTCTGTTTTAATATATTTGTATTAACATAGTCATTATTTAATTGATATCTTATATATTCTTTTAATGTTAATTCTGGATCTATTAAATTTTCATAATCATTTCTTATTTTAGAACTTTTATTTAATATTTCTTGATTTAATATATTTTTATTTTTTACTATAACACTATTATCTAATAAATTTAATGAATCAATAATTCTATTATATACACCAGTAAAACATACAATATTATCAGATTCATCTATACAATCATTTAATTCTAATATTAAATTATTTATTGCATTATTTTTATATTCATTATTATTTGATGTATATATACGATTTCCTATTAATTCAAATAATTCTTTTAATGTTTTTTTATTATTATATGATTGAGTTATATCTGAATCTATTTTATGAAAAACTTTATTTATATTTTTTCTTTTTTCATTATCTATATCTTCATTTAAAAATATTTGTTTTAATTGGTTATATTTATACTGACTATCTGTTGTATCTTCTAAGTTTTGTATAGAGTTTTTTATAGTTAAATTAACACCAGTATCATGAATATTTTGAGGGTCATTTATTGTATCGTAATATATATTATTATAATCTATATTATTATTAACTTCAATATTTTCATTATTATCTAAATATCCATATTCATCATAATTATTAAAATTTATATCAATATCATTATCTATAGTTATATTATTATTTAGTACATCTGGATTATTAATAATAGTAGTATTATCAACTATATCATCTTTAAATATTATATCTAATAAATAATCATCTAAGTTTAATATAATTTCGTTTTTATCTAAATGATTTAATCTATTATCAGTTGGATTATATATAATTTCATTTAATTGTTTTAGTCTATCTTTTACATATAATTTATATTTATTTTCTATATTATTTATATTTAAGAAATATGTATAATATAAAAATGCTTTGTAATAATTAGGTTTCATGTCTCCTAATCCAAAATGATATATATCGCCAAGATCTATCATTACATAATAATTTTTGCTTAGTAAACATTTATTATAATACTTAATTGCTAAATCATAAAATTGTTTTTCATGGTAATATCTAGCTAATTCTAAATATCTATATTTTTTTTTATGTTGTTTTATTTTACTTAATTTACCTAATATATCATTTTTTTTTATAGGTATACTATAATTATTTTTATTATATATATATATTATTAATGTTATTATTAATAATATTAATATTAAATTTAAATTATACATATTTATATATTATATATTAATATATATTAATAAAAATCAAATTTTATTATTATGACAAATAACAATATAATTATATATAGTTCTATAGGTATAATATC